TTGCTGAACCATTAGTCCAAATCTCGCTTATACCTTCTCTACGACCTTGCATATATCTGTCGTATTTAGTTCCTTTGAATTTGGAAAATTTGAAATTATTGTCTAGAGTTTCTCGCGAAATTTTTTTCATCTTTTTAGCAACATTCACAGTTACTTTTCTGGTTACGTTTTCTAATTTGGTATGAATCATTCCTGTTTGGAAACTAGTAAAGCCAGCTGTACCCTCAGTTGCATATCCAAACAAACTGTTCACTACTTTCTTTTGGAAATCAAATTTAGGTAATTGTCCTTTTTTTAGTTCTTCAATACTGTCATCGAATAGAACTTTTCTAGAAGTTAACCTTTTTCGCATTCCATCGCCAACCCCATTCCATATACGTTTCCAATCTTTCGTATTTGCTGGTAAATCCTCTACAGGTAATGTATTAATGTATTCAAATCTTTTGTTAACAGCTTTATGAGACTCTGCAAAAGCTTTTAAATTATTACCTGTCAAATATCTACTTTGTAAATTTGTGTATGTTGGGGTTCTTTCATAATCCATGTTGTATTGACTAACAGTTTTTGCCTTCTTCATAAATAGTCGCATTCTCTTCACATTTCTTTCAGTTAAACCTCCCAGTTTCTCCAAGCTGTCCAAACTATCCTCGGTAAAGTCCTGAATATTCCCAATCTTGTTTTTAGCCAGCCACTTATCAACACCTTCAGTAGTCATAGTTGGCGATGTCTTAATCTTGGGTGCTTTTGGTGCGACTACCTTCTTAGCCACACTAGGCTTGGCGTATATTTTTTCTAACTTATCAAGTGGTAGTTCTGTACCATCATTCCTTATCATTTTTCTTATAGCCGCGTGTCCAGAGCCTTCTTTTTTTGCTAATTTCTTAAAAAAATCGACTTTTTTTTCTGTTCCTAGAGTCTTTACTTGTAGTTTTTTATCTTGCTGTAATAACCAATCACCATATTGTGTGCCTTGTGGGACTCTTCCAGTAGCACTAGGCCTGCTAACTACCTTTCCTACTGGTGGTTCTGTTAAATCTTCAAAGCCTTGACGTTTGCTTAACCCTTCGTAGTCAACTACTGGAACTGTGGTAGATCTACAGTTGAAATGCTGTGGTGGCGTTGGTCCCTTATTGTACTGAAACTTTCTGCCATCAAGCCTTTTACATACGTTGCTAGTCTTGCTATCTAGGGTTGCTACATATTCATATCTAGGCGCTACTTTTTTATTCGCTGCATATACAGCTTGAGAAGCCTGATTCTGCACCTGATTAACTGAAGTTCTTACTATTGTTTTGATTTGATGAGTTGCTAGCTTTGTTTGTCCAGCAGCTTTTGCAGTATCTTCAAAATTTAATTGACCTACTAATTTCTTTGCAATTTGGTTAACTGGTTCGCCACTAAAGACCCCAGCTCTAATAGTTCTTGCTAATAATGCCTGATTCCTTGTAGCTATACCCCTAAACGCTTTCTCTACTGTCTCACCATTGGGCAAAGTCATCATTGCACCCTGCCTTGCTGTTAGTTCAAATTTACCCGACCCAAACTTAATAAAATCATCTTCAGTGAATTGTTTGCTGGTAAATATATTAATTTTCGTGGGGTCTGTTTTGATAAAAGAAGTTGCATACCTTTGATTCACTGCAACTGAATTTATTGGAATACTGCCAGACTTAACAGCCTTTTGTAATTCACTTTCAATAAACCCTGTCTGTATCTTCGCTAATCCTTCCATTTCTTTTATCATTTGCTTCGTTGCATCTTTAGACCACCTATCCATACTTGCCTTGGATTGTGCAATGATTGCTCTTAATCTTTTTCTTGTTTGGGGAGCTATTGCAATATCTACCCCTGCTTTCTTTTGCCTTTTGTCTAGTTCGATAAGTTGCTGCGTGGCACTATAAATTACTTGAATATAGTTTTCTACAAATTTATTAGCTACAGCGTTACTGTATCTATTAAGGTCTATAGTTTCCCTAAAGAATACCTCTGGAATACTCATTTATCATTCTTCCTCTGGTGCCTCCTCTTCTTCATCTTCAGGCTCTTCAGGTGGTTCTGACTCTGTTAACCCACCGCTTTGTGTACCTTCAATCTCTTCCTCTACGTCAAAGTCATCGCCTAAGACCTCCCCAGCAGATAACTGGTTCAATAATGTTTCTTGTGTAATAGTTCCAGCAGTAAACAAGGTCAGTAGGCTGGTTATTTCTTGTGGCTGTAATCTTGAAGAAACAAAGTCTCTATTAACAAAGGAGCTACCTGCATTAGCTTCATTTAGATATTCGCTGTGGAATCTCAGGCAGTTATCTATTAAGTCTTGCATCTGCTGCGCTATTACCATCATGGTCGAATCATTCTGTGATCTATCTATTTGCTTGGCCTCTGCTGATTCTCCTACTAGCTTCTGACCTAGTACAGCTGCTAGTGATAGTGTGTTTATTTGGTCTTTAATATCTGCTAATCTCTGAAACTGGCTATCATAACTGTCTCCTGATGGACTAATATATTCCATTCTTGACTCTGGTGGTAAAGATAGTGCCTCACTGGGTCCAGTAGTTATCTCGTCAGCATTGGGATATCCAAATACAGCAAGCAATGGTACAGAACTGATGTGTAAAATGTTGTCTAAATCAGATTGTATTTGATAATGTTTTAGGTTTAGTTCTGCTATGTCATATAGCGGGCTGCGGCTTTCGTAGTAACCAACTCTATTAGAGTAAGCAACAGCAAAGGGAATCTTGTCTTTTAGACTCATTTCTCCTTCATCGAATAATTTATATTCATTCTTTTTTTCGTCTTTCCTGTGAATTTCGTATCTACCTCTCTCCAATACTCTAATTTGCTTTATTATTTTATCTCCGTATTTTCCGTCAGGCTCAACTACTTGTTCCATAAGTCTTAGCTGGGTCAACTGTCTTTCGCCTTCTATAATCTCAGACCTCCAACCTAAAATATCCTTCGGTGTATAAGTAACCCAATATGGTCTAGTCTTATCCCCTGCTTTTGGGGCATCTACCAAAACACCAACATGACCAAAGCTAATAGCCTGCCTTGCTGTCTGGTAAAGCCACACATTGAGATCATTACCCTCTAAATCTACATCAAATAGTTGCTCTCTTACTAAGTCCGATACATCATCTAGTCTTACTGGTTTTCTAACCAGCATACCTGAAAGCATTTTCTCTATACGCTGCAAATATGGCACTACTGTTGACCTACTTAGTCTTACGTCATAACTATCGTCTGTTTCTCTAGCCTCTTGAGGTAAATATTTTCTGTGTTCGCTTCTGATCTTATATGTACCCTCTTTCAAATCTGTAATTAAATCCCAAAACTGAGCCATACGCTGATAAGCCGCATTGGGGCTGGCAACTGTTGTAGCAGCTTGTGTAATGGGCTGATTGTAAATATTTAGTGAGCTATACACAGTTTTGCCTCAATAGTACCATGTTCTTAATATATTCTAATGCCCGTAGGTTTGCCCGCACGTGCAAATAATGGATTAAACTCTCTCCAAACCAAATATCCTAGAGCATCATTCATGTGGTCGTAGCCAGCGTCCTTATCTGGTTCTCCTTTATCTGTATAACTCTGTAACTCTAGACATTCAATCATACGTCTGCAACTGGCATTGATTTGTAAACGTACTTGCCCTTTTCCGTTGCATAACAAACCCTGTACGGCAGAGACTCTATCCCTGATTGCTGGATTGCTTTTGGCCGAGAGATTAGTGAAACCATAGGATTCAAGAATCTGTATGTCTGTTTTTGCTGCATTAGTACTACGATTGCCGCCTGAAGCATCAGGGTAGACGTAAATCTTATTAGTAGGATATCTACGCTGTATTTCCTGTGCAAGTGCGTCTGTATCATGTGCTGACACAATCTCATCAATTATTAACAATTTTTCTCCTAATTTTATTCCTATAACCGCGCTCATATTGCCAATATTAAAGTCTACACCTATTCTTAATGGCTCCATCTGAATACTTGGAATAGTATCGACAATGTTATCTTCTCTTACGAATCTGTCATATACCTGACCAGTAGTAAGGTTGGTGAACTCTCCGTTAAGGTAAGCCTGTAACATACTAGGGTCGTAGTTTGCTTGCATTCTTTCTATAAAATCCTCTGGTAAGTGTGGATTATCTTGCGTTTTCATTCTTATAAGCTTTCGGTCTGATCTTTCCTGTGCTGCCTCTGAACCAAAGGTATTCCACATCCATCTGAATCCCTCTGGTGTGCTTGCTGCGCAAAACTGCCTGACATTGCCAGACCTTAATCTACCTAGAATTTTTGGAAATGCCCTATCACAAACAGATGGTGCAACAGTATCTATTTCATCTGCCAATACAAAAGCCAAATTTAGACCTATTATCCTAGACCAGTTTTCAAAGCTTCTACATAGTATTTTTGTATCGCCATCAGGTAAATGCAGTATGTACTCTGGTAATGGACTAGCCCTGTATGAGTAAGGTATTTCATAATATTCTAAGAATTGCTCGAAGTCATTTTGCCAAATGTCTCGAATCAATGAACCTGTTGGCTCCATTACTGCACCTGTAAATCCTACGTTAAGTGCCGCTAGTTTTACACATACTGCACAAAGCGCTCTAGTTTTCCCTGCGCCATAACCAGCTGATAACCCTAGTATCTCAGTATTACTGTCATCAAAAAACTGTCTTTGTGGTTCGTGAAGATCATTTCTAATATTTGCTAATAATTGTTTTATATCAATCGAAACTCCGCTAGTGCCTGCAATATCTAATACTGAACCTTCTCTAGTTAAGATGCTCATGTTGTGATCTGTGCAATCTTAGCCATTGAGTTAATACAGCCTAAAGCAACGTGTAATTGGTTGTTATTTCTAGCCTCTTTTTGTAGCGTAGAAAGCTGGCTTAAAATGTCCGCGGTAAATTGCCTTCT